CATGCTCGATATAACCCTATCATATCATGATGTGTTAATTTATCGCAACAAAAAGAATGAATTGACGTAAACCTTTATTTTCACTACACATAGGAATAGCCGTAAGGCTAACATCCGATCAAGTTAGAATCGGTATCAGGTTTCTGCCACATAGGACATAAAAAAATATAGAATAGGTTGATAACTGGGCATCGAGAATTCAGCCTCTCGATGCCCTTCTTTTTGTCTTGACGCCTCAAAACTTCCCTGATATTTACTCACGATGAAAAGGAGTATTTGAATGATTGACTGGCACTTGGAAAGTTGTAAAATTTCATCGCTTAAACCTCATAAGTCAAATCCTCGTAGAATGACCAAAGAGCAGAAGGCTGCTCTTCAGTCCAGCATGGAAAAATTCGGTCTCATAGACAAACCCGTCTGTACTCAAGATGGTCAGATCATTGGAGGGCACCAAAGAATTCGAATTCTAAAAGAAAAAGGCGTCTCAGAAGTTACTTGCTGGATTCCTGACAGGCAACTTACAGAGCAAGAAGTTGATGAGCTTCTTATCCGACACAATAAAAACACAGGAGAATTTGACTTTGATATTCTTGCCAATGAATTTGACATCAAAGATCTTTTTGATTGGGGCTTCACTGCAGAGGATTTGCAAGTGGATGAACCCAAAGAGGAAAAGGAGAAGCCCGAAAAATGCTGTCCACATTGCGGAGAAAAGATTAAATAGTTATACTCAGAATTATGAATAAACAAGAATAATTGAGGATAGATGGCAATAGGTAGACCAGAAATAGACTTAGATTGGAAAAAGATAGACTTCCTTTTGGAAGCTGGATGCCCAGGCACAGAAGTTGCTTCCCATATGGGTTGTCATTTTGAAACTTTATATGATCGAGTTGAAAAGAAATACGGAATGCCATTTTCCCAATACTCCTACGAAAGACGACAAAAGGGTGATTCTTCAATTAGAGCTAAACAATATCAGAAAGCTTTACAAGGCGACAATCACATGCTTATCTGGCTTGGAAAGAATCGTCTTAAGCAAAAAGACAGAGAAGATGTTGCTGCTAATGAACCCACAAAGGTAGTCTTCGAAGTAAACTATGGAAATGGTAATCAAGTCGAAATTCTACCCCAGACCCTACCAACTCCCCATACTCCAAGCTCTTGATAAAGGTACCAAACGTCTTGTTTGGTGCTGTCATCGTCGAGGCGGAAAAGATATCACAATATTCAATTGGGCTATCAAAGAACTCATCAAAGAAGTTTGCACGTGTTTTTATGTGCTTCCAACCTATTCACAGGCCAAAAAGGTCATCTGGGATGCCATCAATAATGATGGATTTCGAATCATAGACTATATTCCTAAAGAAATTATAGGCACGATAAACAGCCAGGAGATGAAGGTTCGCTTCACAAATGGAAGTCTTTTTCAACTTATTGGCTCAGACAACATAGACAGCCTTATGGGAACCAACCCAAAGATTGTGGTCTTTTCTGAATATGCCCTTCAAGATCCTTCTGCATGGGATTACATAAGGCCTATTCTCAAGGTCAATAAGGGGGTTGCGGTATTTATCAGCACTCCTCGAGGTCGCAATCATTTTTGGGAACTTTCTAAAATGGCTCAAGTGACAGAGGATTGGTTTTATCAAAAACTAACCATCGAAGATACAGGTGTCCTCACCATTGAGGATGTGGCCAAAGAGAAAGAAGAAGGCATGAGTGAAGAGCTTGCCTTACAGGAATATTTTTGTAGCTTTGACCGAGGTATTGAAGGCTCCTATTATGCAAAACTCATCAACAAAATGATTGAAGAAGAGAGAATTTGCCCTGTACGTCACGATCCTTCGAAGATGGTCTTTACATCTTGGGATCTAGGGTGGGACGATTCTACCGCCATCATATTCTTTCAACTTCACGGCACCAACGTCAATATCATAGACTGTGAAGAGAGATCAAACACTACCTTGGGAGCCTTCAAAGAAATTCTTATGAACAAAGGATATAAATATGGCGCACATCTTTTTCCGCATGATGTTGAGCATATTGACGGGCTTAGCACTGGCTGTACAAGGCGTGATATATTGGAAGATCTACAAATACCTGTTACAACAGTACCTAGAGGGATAATAGCTGATGGAATAGAGGCTGTTAAAGGCCTTCTGAGTTCAAGGATCTATATTGATGACACAAAATGCAAGCCTGTGATAAAAGCTTTAGAGAATTACCACAAAGACTGGGATGACAGGCATAAAGTGTATAGCAATAAGCCTCGCCATGATTGGAGTAGTCATTACGCGGACGCTGTTCGTTATCTGGCTGAAGGGCTCGGAAAAATAGATGCTAGAGGCGCTTCATCGGACGAAGATTATAAAGCTGTCAGAGCTTATTTTGGTGGTTAAGTTCTTATAGTTAAGGAGTTACGAAAAAGTAGGGCATGTCAAGCGGCTTTACATTCAGATTTAAGGAGGTTTATGAGAAGAGCTGAACCCGATAGCGATACCGAACATTTCAATAGCGCAATAACCTTATTCAAGAGAGCAGAAAAAGAGATTTTGGATGTTCACAAAGAATATGAAAGAGGTCGAAATAAAATCAGAGAAGAGATTAATGAACTTTTGGCTCTGATAGAATCCATTCCTGAGGGTTGATCCGACTTTACAACAATTAATCCGTTACTCACCATCCATTTTATGGTGAGAAATGCGTAATTCCGATCCTATCTTTTGGCCTGAGGCGAGCATCAATGAGTCTCTTAATCAGGCAAAACAAAAGAACTACACAGACTGCATCAACGTCTTGCAAACCCAGTGGTATCAAGCTGACGTAGATCAGCGATTTATCATGGCAGACCAGGATATTTGGGGTTTGATATTTCCTGGGGTTGCTACCTACCGGCGAAAACTTTTCAACTTCAACATCATCAATCCTATCGTACAGTCCATATCAGGGCATCAGCGACAGACACGCAAATCTACTATCTGCGTTCCTGTTAAGGGAGCAAGCCAAAAGACAGCTGACCAGCTTACCAAATGTTTGTTCCATGTCCACAAAAATGGCGCGTATCAAGTTTATAGCGATGCATTTGAGCAAGGAGCCTTGACAACAGGACTTGGATTCGTTGCACTCTATAAAGACCTGTCAGATGATCCTATCTCTGGAGATATCAAGATGCGATATCTCGATATGAAGTCTTGTTTGTTCGACCCTTTTATGCGTAAGCATGACATGAGTGACTGCCGATTTTTCTGGACGAGAGCGTTTTACAACAAGAACGACGCAGCTCTCATTCATCCAAAGCTAGCTGACGACATTCTTTCTTTGCCTAACGGATCGTATAGAGACGATAAGTTTTACTACATGCCTGAGGTCTATCAAATCCAATTTCCCGATCTTATCGCTATGGATGAGTATTGGTATCTGGCGTCTCGAGAAGCTACTTATCTTGTTCAGAAGGACACAGAAGAGTGCCAAGAATGGAAAGGGGACGAAGAGCAGCTGCGAGATGTAATGCGACAGTTCCCCGGCACCTTTGCGGTTATTAAAAAGAAGCGTCAAACGGTACGTAGAAGCATTTTCGTCAATGATCGCGTTCTACTAGATGAGGAAAACCCTTATGGAATTGACAGATATCCTATCGTCCCATTCCTGGGATATTTCACCCCTGATACTCCTTACTATGCATACAAGTTTAGAGGGATTGTCCGTGACATGCGCGATGCTCAATATCTTTTCAATCGTCTCAAAGTTTCTAACTTGGATATATTGGACGCTCAGCAGCAAGGTTTGAAGATACGACAAGGCTCTCTCGTTACTCCCGAAGATGGACTTAACCAAGGTCACGGTCGCATTTTAACTTACAAGAAAGATGCAAATCCTGCTGATATTGAGCAAATGTCTATTCAGCCACCATCTCCAGTGATGCTACAGATGGAAGAAAGTTTAATGAATGTAGCTCACAGAATTGCCGGAGTAGATCCTAGCGCAATGGGGATAGATGTTGATGATAAGGCCGGAAT